TTAGCCATTTTTAATTACCCTCGTGTGTACCAAGGTTGATAAGTATTATAAGACGGAGACATACCTCTTGCTGCCCTTGCTGATGCAGCCCCAAAAGGATCTACTGCTATTTCTCCAATAGGCGCGGGTGTTGTAGGAAATGCTCTATTCATCCAGTCTTCAAACAATACGTTTTGGTCATATTGTCTACCTAGTCCTGCAATACCTTGACCAAGTGAAGCTAATCCAGATGCTTTAGCTTGTGCAGCTTGAGACTGCAAGTTAGCAGCAGCACTCATACCCTGACCCATTAGTTCTCCAGCCCTAGCATTAGCACTTGTTACTTTTTGTCCTAATGCAGTTCCTATATCCATAGGCTGTCTTGCTACATCTTCTAGTTGTGTAGCTAACTGGAATTGACTCTGGAATGGTGACAACGCAGCTTGTTGCATCTGATAACCTGTGCCAAGTAAACCAGCACCTTGACCAAACAAACCTGCTGCTTGTGCTGCTCTATTCATAAAGGTTTGATCTACGTTAGCAAGCATTTCTAAATCTCTACGTTTTCTTGACTCAGCTAATGCTTGTAGTTCTGGTTGTCCTCCAGTACCTACACTAAGTCCACCACGACCACGACCAAACACTCCAGCAGCTAATCGTTGTTCTTGTTCAATGTCATAAGGACGTAATAGATCACGTTGCTGTTGTAGTATTTGTTCTCTACTTTGTGGTACTTCTGCTTGACCTAATGCAAACAATCCTTGAGCAGCTTGTTGAAACTGAGGCATTGCAGCAGCAGCTTGTTCGGCTTGCAACAAACTAGGACCATAGATACCTGATAGTTGGTTTTGTAATGCTTTTAGTTCAGGAGCAGCTTCGTAAGAATAACCACTTAAACGACCACCAGTAAACTGAGGGGTAGCAGAAGCAAACCGAGTAGTAATTCCTACCGGTCTAAAACGAGCTTCTTCAGCAGCAATTCTAGCAGCTTCTAACTGCGCTGCTCCTTGTTGTTGCATGGCAGCAGCTTGTTTACTTGCTGCTCTGTTTGCAAACAGTCCACCTACGACTGCTCCTGCTATTGCGCCTATCATAGTTTTACCCTCTTACCATTTTTCTAATGGACATGAACTTATTTTCCATTTAACTTTTAATTTAATAATACAATTACATTTAGTACAAACACCTAACTTATTACTATCACAACTGTTGCAAATCTGTGTACGTTTATCTTGCGTTTCTTTATCAATTACCATGACAAGAATACAGCGCCCTGACTTCCACTAGAACCACTACCTCCTGTACCAGCACCATTACCGCCTCTACCATAACCAGTACCGTTATTACCACCTGCTCCACCAGTAAGAGGTAGAATTCCTGTGCTACCACTAACACCATTTGGAGAGCCTCCAGCACCGCCACTTCCGGGAATTGTTGATCCATTACCTCCAGAACCTCCAGTAGCACTTACAGATCCTGAACCGCTAGTAACAGATGAAGATCCTCCAGATTGACCACTCGGAGATCCACCACAAACTACAAAACTTCCTCCGCTACCACCACCACCAACAACAATGGTTAATGACTCTCCAGGGGTAACAGATAATGATTGATTTGTTCTGTAACCTCCAGAACCACCACCGCCTCCGGGAAATCCATCTCCACAGAACCAAGATGCACTACCTCCACCACCGCCAGCATAAACAGACACTGTCATGGTAGACACTCCAGCAGGAACAGTTAGAGAGTAAGTTCCTGAGCTAGTATAACTTTGTGATCCCGGCTCATACAATGCTGATTTCCAAGCCCCTCCGTCTTTAATTTGTACATCAAGACAGTTTTTCCAAGCACCTGAAACCTTTACAAATACTTGCTGGACTTCTTTCCAGACACCGCTATGTTTTATTTTAAGTGGCATTAACTAGCAACCTTGTAATGGATATCACCATCTGAACCGCCTGTAGGATCACTAGTTGATACTGTCCTAGCACCTACTGAATTAGATCCAACAGTGTTTCCATTTACTGTTGTTCCTGTTATTGTGCCTCCTGTTATAGCTACTGCGTCTGATGCTTGAGTAGCCATAGTGTCTAAATTTTCTGCTGCTATAACTGCAGCTACAAATGCTGTTGTAGCAATCTTAGTTGAACTATCAGCAGTATCTGATACTGTAGTTGCAATAGTTCCTGATGGTAGCGTTGGTGTACCTGTAAACGTAGGACTGTTTAAGTCTGCTTTAGATGCAACAGCACTAGCAATAGCTGTGTACTCTGCATCAATCTCTGAACCTTTAATTACTTTACCTGGATCACCAGTTGTTAAGTCATCCTTTAGTGTAAAGTTTGTAGCCTTAGTATAATCTGACATATCAAACTACCTTACCTGATTTTAAATAAACATCTATCTTTTGAATTGACAATGGATTCTGATTTATGTCAGCTTCAAATCCTAATTGAATAATTGATCCTGAACCGCCTAGATTAGCTCTAACTTCTTCTAACTTTAAACCTGACGTATACTCATCAATACCGTACTCAGAAATGTTATACTCAGATACTGCTGCACCTGTAGCCAATGTTTTAGTTATTGATCTAAACGAATCAATATAATCAAAACCGTACTTTAATGCTACGTCTTGACCAACACCACCAATAACTACAAATGTACCTTTCTTAAGAAACTTTAATGACGTAGGATTACCTAAGTCAAAATAGTTTGTATAGTATCTAAGACGATACGTTGAATCGTTGTCTAAGAAACCAAAGTATTTACCGATGTATCCTTCTTTACCTATTAACAAATCACCACCGTAAGTAACGTGCAATGATTTAGGTTTTAAAGAATCCCAGATAGTTACTCGTGCTGCTCCATTCTGTAGCCTACCTCTTAAATCAAAACAAAATACATAGTTAGATGAAGGTAATGTCAATAGATAAAAAGCATCTCTAGGATAGTAAGCACCCTTAATCTTTTCTTTGTTTGATTCTGAAGATACAAAACCAACTAAATCATCTCTTACGTTAAAAGATATATCGTTAATAGGTGCTGACTTTTCCTGAATAACACGAGCAATACTTCTTACACCAGTGTCAGACAAGAACATCACATCAGTACCAGTATTAACGATACTATCTCTTGCGATACATCCTACGTTAGCAATCAAGTCAACTAACTCTAATCGTGTTACATCAATAGGGTTAGCGTAAACTGCAATGTTTCTTCTACCAAAGATAATTAAGAAACCGTTATGTGCTGATAGACCTACTACCTCGTCACCATTAGGAAACACATCTACCAAAGATAAGTAACCTGAATCACCAGTAGACAGGTTTGTTCCGTCCAGTAATGCACTGAAGTACACAGTCTGTGTGTCTCCAGCAATATCTGCCCACCAAGTACGTCCATAAGCTCCTAATACAAAGTTAGGTTGGAACTGAGTCTCATTACCACTGTAAGGTGTAGGTACAGAACCAACAGCATTAGTACCATCATCTAATACTTGAAAGCCATAAGAACCTGTATGAGCATGACCAGTACCTAACTTATGAAATACTAAAGGTGCATGACCTGCTTGACATACATAGGCATGAGGACTAATATCTGGTCCTTCACCGTACACAATACTAGACGCTGACCAATCATTACCTGATATTGTATAACTGATCGTAGACGTTCCTGCATTGTCATACACTGACTCAGTTGTTATCGTACCACTAGCAAAACTAAATAACTTATTATTACCTCCTGCTAGTACAGTAGATGTTTCAGGTAACTCAAATAAGAATTCAATATCGTTTGTTAATAAGTCTGCATTAGTAGAAGCATTTTGTTTCTGCCATCCTCGTCTAGCACCAATACGGCCAAACTTATCTATGACACAGTTATATGCTTCTAGTGCATAGCCAGACGCAAGATCAACACTACTCTCCTGTGTATTGACACCAAGAAAACCTGGTGCTGATATTGTAGATGTCTGGAGAGGTTTAGCCATTAAACAGCATCCCAAATGTATTCATCGTTTTGTCTGCTACTAGCCATAGCAATGTGATCTGCTAGTGACTGATCTGCTAGTGCAGTAGCTTCTTGTGCTGCTAGTCCACCATCTTCACCACGCTCTGCTACAGCAAACGCATAAGCATACTTAATTACTGGTTCTGACGGAACAAGTAACTCTGTTGCGTTAGAAACCAAAGCATCTTGTGGCTTAAAGATGTTAAAGAAAATGTTATAGACACCGTCAGGAATAGGATACAAATCTACCTGCGTGTCTCCATTATTAACACCATTAAAGTTATAATGAGTTGGAGAACCTTTAGTACCTTGTGCATTAAGCAACCAGTTGTTCATAGTGCTAGATGTCACAGGCTTTAAAAAGAAATCATCTTCAGAATGTACAACATCCATGACCCTGAACCGTTGACCTGCTCCAGTTAGTACATAGTTAAACAGATCATTAGCAGTAGTAACTGTCAATGTTTCTGTCAGTACATTCCATTGAAAACTATCTTCTACAATTCTCTTTGCATCATTAACGAACTTACCAATAAGTTTAGAGTAAGGTGTGTCAGTAACAGCAGTTACTTCGCTTTCTCTAAGCCTTACTAGCACGTCATTGACAAGTTCTAAGTAGTTCATTTCTTCTTCTTCCTAGCTGTAGATAAGGCAATAGCTACCGCTTGTTTCTGTGGGTAGCCTTCCTTCTTTAGCTTCTTGATGTTAGAACCTACGTTCTTCTTACCTTTCTTTAGTGGCATTACTTCTTAGTCTTTCTCATAGCTTTTCGTAAACACTTACCAGCAGCTTTACACTTCTTTGGGTAAGGACAAGTAGGACAAGTTTTAAATGCTGGC